TGACTATCAATACAAGAACGCATTTGTTGCTGATACTGAAATTAACCTTGTTGCATGTCTGACCGAACTCATGGTTGAATGTGAGTTTCTATGATAAATTTTACAAGTTGTAAAACTGATAGTATAAAAAATATTTCAAATATTTTATTTAATGAATATCAGTATAAAATTACAGAATATCTAAGTTCGAATGTTGATTGGAATAAAGTTTTTTCTGTTCAGTTATCCTTCATGAATCATTTTAATAGACCAGCGTTAAGATTTGTAAAATCTGATTTGATATCCCGAGCGGTGGAGAAATATTCAAATCGAAAATTAATATTTGTTGATGAGGTTGGATACGATTTTATTGTTCCTGAAACATGTTCCGATCCAGAAATTCAAGGATCAGGATATGATGGTATAAAAATTGAGTTGAAAAGTCAATTAGATTTATTTGGTAAAAAAAATAATAAAACTAAAAATATTAAGTTGGATAACACAAATGGACAATCAAGTGAAGATAAAATTTACACAAAAAAATTCGACTATTTGTTATTATTACAACCAGGATTGGTTGGTATAACAAGTTATGAAGCTATACAACCCTACATAAAATATAAACCTGATGGTAGAACAGTTCAAATACCACATGATATTATAGAATTTTTTGCACACACATATGAGTTTAAAATTGACAAAAAAATTAAACTTAATGATAGATATGAACAAATGATTGAAGATTCACTAAATGATATTGAAAAACTATATGATACTAGATTTATTTAAACCTACTTTTGATTGGATTAAAGATGATTGGCGTAGTGACAAATTTCGTTTTGCACTTGAGATATTGGCTTGGGCGATTTCAATTGGATGTAGCATCACTATGGCTATTACTGTCCCCAATCCACCTCTTCTTGCTTTGTATCCTGTTTGGATTACTGGTTGTGCTATCTATGCTTGGTGCGCTTATACTAGGCAATCATTTGGCATGTTGGCTAACTACATTCTGCTAACAACTATCGACACTATCGGATTGTTGAGAATGTTATGAGTAATCCATTTGACTATGTAAACTCAATTCTTCAAAACAAAAAGAATCTAATTGTAGATGAATTGACAGAAAAGGAATATCAACCATTTCTAGTTAATAGAACTCTATCCTATCATAAAGACTGTATCCTTTATGCCAATGAAATGAATCGTAGACACTTAACTGACAAAAAGTTACAATATGATTTTCTTCTAAATACCATTAGGTCACAGAAAAGACCTTTTGCTAAGTGGATTAAGACTGAAAAAAGTGAAGATTTAGAATGTATCAAGCAAGTCTTCGGTCTATCCAATGAAAAAGCTCGTGAAGCCATGCGCCTCCTTAGTAATGAACAAATCCAAAAATTAAAAGAACAAACCGATACAGGTGGATTAAGGAAATGATATGGTTGATTTGGCCAAATTCATTGAGGTCACTCTCAATGAACAGGATGATTTTTTGAAGGTTCGTGAAACTCTAACACGGATAGGAGTATCTTCTAGGAAAGAAAAAGTTCTTTATCAATCGTGTCATATATTACACAAACAAGGTAAATATTATATAACACACTTCAAAGAACTGTTTGCACTTGATGGAAAGCCATCAAACATTTCAGAGAACGATATACAAAGAAGAAACGCAATTGCAAATTTGTTAGAAGAATGGGGTCTTGTTACAATCTTAAATAAAGAACTTATGAAAGATAACATTGCACCATTACATCAAGTAAAGATTATTTCGTTCAAAGAAAAAAATGATTGGCAACTGATTACCAAATATAATATTGGTAAAAAACCTCAAGATTATTGAAGTCTTTGACTAAATAAAACCGTGACGCCTTCGGGGTCACATTTCATTAACTCGCTTAATAGGAGAAAACTATGACACGCTTTACAGCATTATATCCACAATTTGTTGGATTCGATAATATCTTCAACGAACTCGAAAGACTCGTTGATGGTACTGCACCAACAAGAAACACATCTTTCCCACCCCACAACATTATCAAATTAGATGACAACAGGTATGTCGTTGAAATGGCTGTTGCTGGTTTTGGTCAAGATGAGGTCGATGTTGAAATCCATGACGGTACATTAATCGTCAAGGGTGAAAAGAAAGACCAAACTGAAGTGGATTATTTGTATCGTGGCATTGCTACTCGTTCTTTTACCAAGTCAATTAGATTGAGTGAAAGTATTGAGGTTCGTGGTGCCCAATTCAAAGATGGTATTCTTAGAATTGCTTTGGAAAATATAATTCCAGAACATAAGAAACCAAGAAAAATTGAATTTAGTAAAGAACTAAACTTCAATAAACAACAACTTCTAAAAGAAGTTTCTTAACGAATGGGGTCGCAATGACCCCATTTTTGCCTCACAACTATATTATTTTGGTGTATAATTAAATCATGTTAAAAAGAGATAAAAACTTCCGCATTTCTAAACAAACGAAACGAACTATGGCAACTATTGTTGACCCTATTGAACGTCATGCATTTAAAAACATGATGATTAATGCTCAACTAATGGGCTCACAAGTTTTTGAAAAGAACAAGAAACGTGGTAATGAAAAAGAAACTACTTGATGCATATATGAAAACTGCGGAGACATTCGCTGAATGTTCTACCGCAATAAGACTTCATGTTGGTGCTATTGTAGTTAAAGATGATAGAATCATTTCTATTGGTTACAATGGCATGCCTTCTGGTTGGGATAACAATTGTGAAGAAGCTGTCAATGTTAATCCAAGTGATCCGAGATATGATTACAATAATTTTACCAAAGAATTAAAAACTAAACCAGAGGTACTTCATGCTGAAACAAATGCAATCGCTAAGTTGGCAAAGTCTAACGAATCTGGACTTGGCGCTAGTATGTTTATTACTCACGCACCTTGCTTGGACTGTGCCAAATTGGTTTACCAATCTGGTATCAATACTGTTTATTATCGCAATAGCTATCGTGACGAAGATGGCATACATTTCTTGGAAAAAGCAGGAGTAAAAATTGGAAAAATATAGCGCACAGGTCGTTGAGGTTTGTGAGAATGGTGATGCAATATTACAATTCTCGGAAGAAATGATACAAGACCTTGGATGGAAAGTTGATGATGTACTAAGTATATCTATGGTAGATGGTGCAGTACATTTGAAAAATATTACTAAAAATCCTGAATTATTTAAGGAATAAATTATGGTTAAAAAGAAAAACAAAATTGTTGTGTATGAACAGGCACCCTTTGTACAGGGATATTGTTTAGCATTATCTGATGAAAAATTTTATAATCCATATGATGAAGTTGAAGATGCAGAAGCTGATGCATTAGATTTTCATCGTGGGTTTGAAAATGGCGTAGGAGTGAATTAATTATGTTAGTTATGCCAGATACTATGATGGGTAAACCAGTAGGTTTTACCTGTTCAACTTTTGATTTACTTCATGCGGGCCACATTCTTATGTTGGCTGAATGTAAACAAATCTGTGATTATTTGATTGTTGGTGTTCAAAGTGACCCAACTGTTGATAGACCAGGCACTAAAAACAAACCAGTTCAATCTATTGTTGAACGATATGTCCAACTCTCTGCGGTTAAATTTGTAGACGAAATCATTGTTTACAACACCGAAAAAGACCTTGAAGATATGTTGATGTTCTTGCCTATTAGTGTTCGCATTATTGGTGAAGAATACAAAGACAAAGATTTTACAGGCAAACAAATCTGTGAAGACCGTGGTATTAAAATTTGGTTTAACTCTCGCTCACACCGATTTAGTTCTTCTGAATTGAGGCAACGAACCTATCAATCAGAGTTAGGTAAAAATCTAACATAAAGCTTGCACACTAACAAGATTTATGTTACAATGATTTTATTATGTTATTAAAGAGAGAAAATATGAACATTCGTGAAATTGCTAAAAGAGTCGCTATTGAATATCGTTTGCCTAGAGCAGACAGATATGACCTCTATCTAAGGCAATATGATAATATGGTCGAGGTTCTTGGTTGGATGCAAGACCCATCGGCTGATATGAATGACTATCGTGGAAGAGAAATGCTCTTTCCTAAACGATGGATAACCATTGGTGTTTTACCTGCAGGAGAAAGAATTCGTGTATAGAGTTTCATTTTTACTTAATGGTACAAGTGGTGTTGCTTTTCAAGAATTTGAAACTTTAAGAGAAGCAACAGATTTTGCCAATAAACAATTAACAGATTCAATAATAGAAATTAAACATTATGACAATACAGCTCGTGACCTTCAAAACGAATCATACGATTCTCGCAGACAATGATTGAATGAATTATTATACAAATGTTGCCTCCGTTGGCAACAATATTCTTTATCGTGGTATTAAAGATGGCCGGCGTGTTAAGTTAAAAATTGCTTACACGCCGACTTTGTTTTTGCCTTCCAAAAAACAGACCAAGTTCACATCATTAGATGGTGAGCACCTTGAACCTATGAAGTTTGAATCTATCCGTGAGGCTAGAGATTTCGTCAAGCGTTATGAAGGTGTTGAGAATTTTAGAATCTATGGTAACAACAGTTATGCATATGCATTTATTGCTGATGAACAAAAAGGTATGGTTGACTGGAAGATTGAAGACCTATCTATTGCAGTAATAGATATTGAGGTTGGTTCTGAGAATGGATTTCCTGATCCATATCTTGCAAACGAACCTATCACCGCAATTTGTGTTAAGTATCTCAATGGTCAAACAGTTGTGTTTGGTTGTGGTGATTATGAATTGCGTGGTGATGAAACTTATATGAAATGTGATGATGAGTTTCAATTATGTAAAAAGTTTCTACGATTCTGGGAAGAAAATTGTCCTGATGTAATTTCAGGATGGAACATTAAGTTCTTTGATATTCCCTATCTTGTAAATCGTTTTAATAAAATTCTTGGTGAAGATGATACAAAAAAGTTATCACCTTGGAACTTCATTAGTAGTCGCAAGGCTGTTGTAAACAACCGAGAGTTGACTGCATATGAATTCGTTGGTGTATCTACATTAGATTATATTGAACTATACAGATGGTATGCGCCAGGTGGTAAGTCACAAGAATCATATAGACTAGATGCCATTGCACAAGTTGAACTTGGTGAAGGTAAGATTTCTTATGATGAGTTTGATAACCTTCATGCATTGTATCGACTGAATCATCAAAAGTTTATTGAGTATAACATCAAAGACGTTGAATTGATTTTCAAACTTGAATCGAAATTGAAACTGATTGAACTTGGTCTGACTTTGGCATATGACACCAAAACAAACTTTGAAGATATCTTTGCACAAACAAGGATGTGGGACGCACTAATCTATAACTACTTGTTGGACATGAATATCATTGTTCCTCCAAAAGAAGAAAAACATAAGTCATCGGCATTTGAAGGCGCCTATGTTAAAGTGCCACAAGTTGGTTTACATAATTGGGTTGCCAGTTTTGACTTGAACTCTTTGTATCCTCATTTGATGATGCAATTTAATATTTCACCAGAGACATTAGTTGAAACATCTGATTACACACCAGAAATGCGTGAATTGATTATGAGTGGTGTGTCTGTTGATAAGATGTTAGATAAACAACTTGATACTTCTAAACTATCTGGTGTTACAATTACACCAAATGGTCAATTCTTTCGTACTGACAAACAAGGTTTCTTACCAAAGATGTTAGAAGAAATGTATGTTGACAGAAGTAAGTTTAAGAAGATGATGATTCAGGCCAAGAAAGACTATGAAGTTGAAACTGACCTGAACAAAAAGAAAGATTTAAAAAATAAGATTGCTCGATATGACAACCTACAACTTGCAAAGAAAGTTTCTCTTAATTCTGCTTATGGTGCTCTTGGTAGCCAGTATTTCCGCTTTTATGATTTGCGAATGGCTCTTGGCGTCACTACTGCTGGCCAGTTGTCTATTAGGTGGATTGAAAATAAACTAAATGGATACTTAAACAAATTATTAAAGACTGAAGAAGATTATGTTATCGCCTCTGACACAGATTCGATTTATCTCCGTCTTGGTCCGCTTGTTGACAATGTGTATGGTACGGGACAAAAAGATTCTGTTCCTTCAAACATCGACAAACAACAAGTTATTGCCTTCATGGACCGTGTATGTGAAGATAAAATCCAACCGTTTATTGATTCATCTTATCAGGAGCTTGCTACGTATGTTCATGCGTATGCCCAAAAGATGCAAATGAAACGAGAAGCATTGGCAAACAAAGGTATTTGGACTGCCAAGAAACGATACATTCTAAACATTTACAACAATGAAGGTGTTGCATATAAAGAACCACAGATGAAAGTTATGGGTCTTGAAATGATTAAGTCATCTACACCTGCGGCTATTCGTGAGAAGATGAGACTATCTATTAAGATTGTGATTAATGGTACTGAAGATGATATTCATACCTTCATTGAAGAATTCAGACAAGAGTTTAAGAAGTTACCACCAGAAGATATTTCTTTTCCCCGTGGCCTCAATGGTCTGAAAGAGTATTCTGATTCTGTTACTCTATACAAAAAAGGCACACCAATTCATGTTAAAGGTGCAATTCTTTACAATCATTATTTGAAACAGAAGAATCTAACAAAGACTTATCCTCTTATCCAAGAAGGTGAGAAACTAAAATTCACCTATCTGAAACAACCTAACCCGTTTAAAGATATGGTCATTTCTTTCCCAAGTAGATTGCCAAAAGAATTTGAATTACAACCTTATGTTGATTATGATATGCAATTTGACAAGGCATTTCTTGAACCCATCAAAGTGATTTTAGATTGTATGAATTGGTCAACTGATAAACGAAATAGTTTGGAGAGTTTCTTTGGCTGATATTCGTATCATTAAAACAGGCATCAATGTTTCAAAAATTAAATCTCAATTAGAAAAGTATAGTGAAGATTGGGGTGGCCAAAAACAAATTGATGACACACAACAATTAGATAAAGATATTTACACCATTAGAGCAGGTGTGTTACAATTAGTTATGGGTGCCATTTCAAAACCAGGAGAGATGGCATACAATACAGAACTTTGTGTTAAAACTTCTGCATATGATAAACACACCGAGATAGTTAATTTTATGAGAAGGCATTTTCATGCTCATTCTCGGTGTGGTTTTCTTTCTTTACCTGTTGGTGATGTTGTTGGTACACACATTGATGTTGGTACATATTATCAAACGAAAGACCGATATCATTTATCAATACAAGGTCGATATAAGTATCATTGCGGAGATGATGAAGTGATTGTTGAACCAGGAACACTATTATGGTTTGACAATAAAAAACCACATGGAACGGAAAATGTTGGAGATGAAGTTAGAATAACATTTGTATTTGATGTTCCACATTCTAGGAAAAATCCATGATACAAGTATTATTACCTTTTTTAACTGCAATTGGTCTATCAGCAATTGCGGCCTATTATTCAGTTATTGGACTTGCACAAATATTTCCAGGTTCATACTGGCCAATTATTGTTATGGGTTCTGTTCTCGAAATATCGAAATTGGTAACAGTATCTTGGCTATATAACAATTGGAGTGTTACCGTGCAGATAATGCGTTACTATCTATTGACTGCTATTATTCTGCTGATGTTGATTACTTCAATGGGAATCTTTGGATATCTTTCAAAGGCACACCTTGATACAAATATTGTTGTTGGTGCAAATAGTGTTCAATTAAAAACATTAGATACACAAGAAAAGATTGCCAAAGAACGATTA